CATTCATATTCTAGTTAATGCGGAGCAACTAACTCTTGACGGAATTAGTCAATTCCACGTTGCGCTAGACACGGATGAGCAAAAATATGACTGTCTCAAAGACCTATTCTCGTCATTTACCATGTCACAGTGTATTATTTATTGTAATAGTGTTAAGCGCGTCGAAGACCTATACATGGCCATGCGCAAGGATAATTATCCTGTAGCGCAAATTCATAGTGGAATGGAAAAGGAAGAGAGAGAAAATAGTTATAATGAATTTCGCGGCGGGAAAACCAGAGTGCTTATTTCTTCCAACGTAACTGCTAGAGGGATCGATGTGCAACAGGTTAGTACGGTAATTAATTTCGACATACCTAACTGTGTGCATACATATTTACACCGAATTGGGCGTAGTGGCCGATGGGGCAGGAAAGGCATCGGCATTAGTTTCATTACCCGCATGGATGGGAAGAAACTTAAGGAAATCGAAAAGCATTATTCTACTACTATTGCGTCCATGCCATCCAATTGGACAGAATGTCTTGCAGGAGTTTAATATAGGTTAATAATGATATAATATTATAACATTATTATTCTAGATGTCTAATAAATTATCCTCATTTAAACTTCCACTAGAATATGTTACTAAGAAATCGAGTATTAAAAAAGATGTATCGGATGATGTAGAACTTAAGGAAGGTAAAAACCCATTATACCATCGATTATTTAATGCCACGGATGATTTTAAAAAACTTATTATCGATCAATATCCATTATATCATTCAACCGACACCAACTATATTAGGGATACTCAGACTATTTTAAAAGGATCTCTACCACCTACCCCCATATATGATGATATGATGACTATTAGAAGCAAACTGACCAAAGAAACCGAGGACTTTGTCGATAAGTATGGGTATATTGCTATGGAAAAATTATCTTTTTTAAATAAACACTCAACTGCTATGCAGTGTATGAGCATATACCATATTACTTCTCCCGTATTATCGTTAGCCCTGCCAATTTTTATGCTCATTATACCTTTTTTTATGATTCGCCTGCAGGGCATATCATTAACGGGGGCAAATTATTATGAACTCATGAAGCAACTGCTTAAAAATCATAGCGTGGGAAGAATATTTAATATAGCGAATGAAACATGGGATAAGCGAGTCATGATTATAGTATCCTTTATTTTTTATATTATACAGGTATATTTCAATTTCCAATCGTGCATTAATTTTGTATCAAATATGCAGCAAATACATTCCACTATTTTTACCGTACGTGATTATTTGAATGATACCATTGCTTCCATTACGCATATACAGGATCAGTGGGCTGGTATAGATACATATAAGCCATTTATTGATAAATGTGTACACGTAAAATCGGTTGCTCAGGACATATGTGGTAAACTGTGTAAAATATCTGACTGTAAAGTATCTATCTCTAAAATACTTGACATTGGGTTGGCTATGCAGGCCTTTTATATGATAAATTCAGATGAGGAATATTTGGAAACCATGGACTATTGTTTAAAATTTAATTGTTATATAAATAATTTATCTGTTTTACAATCTAAACTAACATCTAAAGAAATTTCCTTCTCAAAGAACGGTACCCATACTAAATTTTCTGATATATATTATCCCCACTTATCTAAAGAAAATCCGGTTAAAAATAACATTAATCTAACCAAAAATAGATTAATTACTGGTCCAAATGCTGCGGGTAAAACCACTTTATTGAAATCTATTATAATTAATATCATACTTACCCAACAGTTCGGGTGCGGATTCTATAAAAAATGCACAATAAACCCATATGATATTATACATAGTTATATCAATATACCTGATACATCTGGTAGGGATAGTTTATTTCAAGCCGAAGCCATTAGATGCAAACATATATTAGACGATATTAATAGCAATTATACATTACGTCATTTTTGTATTTTCGACGAGTTGTTTTCTGGTACAAATCCATATGAAGCAATTGGAGCAGCTACGGCATATCTTAAATATTTGAATAAATATAATAGAGTAACCTATGTTATTACTACCCATTTCTTAGATTTATGTAAACAATTTGTAAAGGATAACATGGTTAAAAATAGTCAAATGCAAGTTACTATAAATAATGGAGATTTTGTATATAATTATAAAATGGTCGACGGAATTTCTACTATTAAAGGAGGAATGAAAGTACTCCGTGATTTAAACTATCCAGAAGAAATAATACTGACCGGGTCTACTATTATTAACAATATGCAAAATTAATAGTAATATTCTTACGATTTAATACGTTAAATAATCATATATTTATTATTGCTTTTTCTTAATGAACGGGAGCCAACTAACTGGAACTAGTTTACTAGTAGTAGCCAGCGTATTTATTATAATAGTGTGTGGATTAGGGTATTTATTAAATTCCCGTATCAATAATTTAGAAAAGGCCTTGGTGCGACAGAATAAGGTACTCGGCGATTTTATTGTAAATGTAAAATCTACCGTATTTGCGGGTGGAGGTAGTTGCGCGGAAAGTACCCCAACTAAACCAATTCATATGAATATGAACGGAGCAACAGACATTGCATTGCATACCGCCATGAACCACTATAATAATACGTTACCTGAGCGTAAAATCGACGTATCGGAATTAGGAGATAGGGGTGATGATTGCTCTAGCAATAGTGACGATGATTCTAATGTAGAAGATTCTGTTGTAGAAGATTCTGATGTAGAAGATTCTGATGTAGAGCATTCTAATGTAAAGCATTTTAATGTCAGCGAAGTAGAGGCTGAAGAGATCGTAGTTGATGTAGATGTAGAAGAGGCCGAGGAAGCCATGGTCGAGGAGGATGACATAACTATAATCACGAGTAAGGGATTTTCTATGTTTTACCAACCTACTCCAGTAGGCAAGTATGAGGTAATGGACGATAGTATTACTAGTTCATTGTCTATTATTAAACTCAGCGAGGTAGGTGATTTAGATTCGATTAGTAATTCGCCTATAATTAAGCCACTTAAGGATAAAGTTGCGCAGTTCCCCATAACTATAGATTTGACTGAAGCCAGTGAGGCAGACACCGACCTAGGGGGACATGACCTTAGTAAGGTTAAGGTTGATAAACTTCGAGTGATGGCTACCTTGGCAGGAATTGAGAATGCCAAATCATTAAAGAAGCCAGAGTTAGTTAAGATGTTAGAAGGAAAATAATTTCTTTATATATTGTAAATGACTTCGTGTTCATGCAACTCAGGGTCTAATAATATTCATTTTGATTCTCCACCAATTATGATGGATGGACGAAATTTTACTACTTGGCAGCCAAGTACTAAGATTAGCGAGGACACCAAGACGGACTTAGGTTTCACCAGCAATTGGCAATATAGAAAATACGCAACTGAGAACGCCACGGCTATTATTAGGCAAAATCAAATAAACGCATGCGATCAATGTAGTTCATGTCCATCCATATATGGGACACAACAAGAAGGTCCACCGATAACTCCTTTTTTGTATAAATCACGTGTCGATAAGTCTACTCCACCCGGTTACGAGGATAGCGATATGAAATCACTATATCTATCTAAGTATGCTCTACAATGTAGACAATTTACCCCTGTATTAACCCAGGAACAATTATTAAACAACGGATTTCAAAATTATAATTAAATATCATGATATAAAGTAATTACTTATATTATATTACATGATACTTAGTATTGACGTTGGCATTAAAAATTTATCTGTTTGCTGCATAGAGTGTCAAATGAATAAATATTCCATTCAACAGTGGGATGTGATAGATTTGACATCGGACGAACCTATAGAAATATGTGGGTTTATTACAACTAAAGGCAAGTGTACTAAACCATCCACATTTAGTTGTAATAATACCCATTTGTGTGGTATACATGTTAATAAAAGCGACATTAAAAGGGCCCCAGATATTTATTATAAATGTGTCAATAAATCCCGTCCATCTAAAAAAAACATTGCAGATATTAATTCCATGTTCTCGCTGGTAAATTATACTAGTGACCAGACGATTGATTATGTGACCACCAACTGCATGACTAAACGAGTCAAATCCAAGTCTGCCTCAGACTTGGCACTTATTAATCTAGGTATTAGTATATACCACAAACTACCTGACTGCATTAAACTTGAAAATATAACTAAAGTATTAATTGAAAACCAAATAGGTCCTTTAGCAAATAGGATGAAATGTGTACAAGGCATGCTAACACAATTTTTTATACAACACGGAATTCACGATATTTCGTATATTTCCTCGAGCAATAAGTTAAAGTTTTTTGAGTGTCCTAAAAAAACTTATAAGGAACGCAAATCTTCGGGAATACATATTACCCAGGAACTTCTTAAAACAAAACCTGACATAGGTAACTGGTTAGCATGGTATAATACACACAAAAAAAAGGATGACCTAGCAGACTCTTTCCTACAAGGATTATGGTTTATTCGCCATGGATAATATAAATTGCGTTGTCATACACTTAAAACGATATACGTACTTTGTAATAATGGTTCTTGACATAGGTGAGACAATAATACTTAATACTATGGATGACCCTATTCCTATTAGTTTAGGAGATAATAGACCGACGCCACCGCCCGCAAAGGTAAACTTCGGTGGCGGGCTAGAATTATTAATGAATTCTAATAATAAAAAATCGTCAAATACTGAAATTGATTTGTGCGACATTTCTGATATAGAAATGGAATTAAATAAACTTGATGTTAAGGACCAGGTTAAAGGTAGAGATAAACCTAATACTGCCACAGAGTCTCCAAAGCCGTTGAAACTTAACATGGACGACCATACAAATGACCGTTCCAGTAATGGAGCATCTGAAATAGATCTAGGTAAATCTACCGCTGGTTCATTTTCTCATAAAGAAGCAGGAACCTTTAAAAAATTTAATAATATTCCCATTGACCCCGATAAGGAGATACCAGTTAAGGCACAATCCCCTGAAGCCCTCTTAAAGGATAAATTTATATTATTAAGAAAATTAGATAATATCGAATCAAAGGGTGGCCGCCTTACTAAAAAATATTCAATGGAGTCTGATTACCTTGAAATGAAGGGCGAATATGAAATGCTTATGTCTGCTAAATCCACCTCTAATAGTATTAATTTTCAGGGAAAATGCCTAATGGCCGCGATCTCTGGCATTGAATTTCTAAACAAAAAAATAGACCCATTTGATATTAAGCTAGATGGTTGGGGGGAACAAGTTTCTGAAAATTTAGAAGAGTATGACGACATCTTTGCCGAACTTCATGACAAGTGGAGTGATAAGGTATCGGTAGTCCCCGAACTTAAATTGTTGATGCAACTTAGTGGGTCAGCAATTATGATACACATGACAAATTCCATGTTTAGTTCATCCACTCCAGGAGTCGATGAAATTCTCCGACAAAATCCAGACATATTACAGCAGGTCCGACAGGCCACGGTTAATTCTGTTGGACAATCCAATCCTGGATTTGGTAATTATTTAAATGACGTGATGAATTCACAAATAAAAACACCTCCCCACACTGACCCAGTTAAAACAAGGGTTTCTCGTAGCGAGATGTCACAAGTTCCAACCAACAGGCCAGACATGGCCTATGCCAGAACAAAGGAAGGGGTAGATGTATATGATACCCACCAGAACGTGGGTCCTCAGCCGCCCGTGCGTTCGAGCGCAACTACTCAGCGACCAGACATGAAGGGTCCCGGAGATATTGGCGCTATGTTGTCTGGGCTAAAGACGAAATCCATAAATGTCCCTAGAGCGGCCGTTATCGATGTAAAGGATGATAGTACTGTTAGTATACAGGATTTAAAGGACATGACGTCCTCTAAAATACCTTCCAGAGCAACTCACAGGAAAAAAAGTGAAAGAACTAGTATTAGTTTAGATATATAATCTAATGATTATATTATATGAATCCCTTGGCTATTCCTCCTGATTTAGAAATATTTTCTACAAAGATTGATGCTGATAATTCTATTAAATATATATCCACTATTAGATTTATAGCTGCCCCCGACCAGATAATTGGTTCGTTTACAATTGGATCTACTAACGGGCGCCATGATTTTTTCGACGGCAAAACCATGGATATGGGCATATCCGTAGACGAGAAGTATAATGGTAACGGATATGCTAAATTTTTAATTAAACACCTATGTGAATATATCCTGTCGTTATATCCCCGTCAAGTAGAAGAGCTAAACCATCAATTATTGTTTATTGATACCGATGCTAGTGCTGGATTCTGGGCCAAAGCAGGGATGAAGGATAATCGAGGCGTTGACACCAAAAGAGACGCCGAAGGTGCAGGATATGAGAAATATATCACTTTTGGTGACCTATACAGGTTTTCTAGAAAAACAAGAGTAATAGTAAATTCAATTGGTAGGTCAAGGTCAAGGTCAATCGGTAGGTCAAGGTCAAGGTCAAGCGGTAGGTCAAGCGGTAGGTCAAGGTCAAGCGGTAGGTCAAGAGCAAGCGACGGCACAAGAAGTAGGTCAATATACGGTACAAGAAGTAGGTCAAGAACAAGAGCAAGATACGGCACAAGAAGTAGGTCAAACACTAAAGTAATTGACGGTACAAGAAGTAGGTCAACTCGTAGTAGGTATAGAACAATGAGATAATGGATTGTTCTATATCAGGTATATAGAACTGCTCGTGCGTAGCAAACATTACATATACCCCATTATAATTAATAAGATAATACGGTATAAAATACCATAATATATACAGGATAATATGTACGTAGAAAACATAAAATATACCCAAAACAACCAAGAACATAATACGATATAATATATGATAATTACTGCTACCCTTATATAATAATATGGCATAGCTTCTTTATAGACCCTTATCCTATAGTCGTGGGATAAGGTTGCCTGAGAATTGCATATGATACATTTGGGTACATTACTTATATGATATATTGTGTCATCGTATTTTGCATGATCTATCCATGTACGCATGCATACATCATGTACTTTATATAAACACTCGCAGTTTGAGTTAAAATTTATATCTCCAGAGACTAATGGGGACATAAAGGTAGGTGCGGTTAAACAAATACAGCATGAGGTACCTTCGTGAGTGTACATTATACCTTCAAACTTAGACACAAGTAATATACTATATATATATCGGCATACATTTAAGTATTATGCTCGGTATACATTTAAGTATTATGCTCGGTCGATATATGTAGTCGATAAATTACAATTATGTTTAACTTTTTTATTCACTTTTTTCTTATCTTTATCTGATAATTTAGACATTGCCATACTAGCCATATCTATGTAATCATTTGATAATTGCTCGTTCATTATCCAATTAGGGTATCGTTCTTCAAATATATTGGACCATTTGGAACGTATGCTATGCTCCGTAGCTAAGATAACTTTATTCGAATCCTTTTCCCATCCTACTCGTTCGTCTTTAACAAACCATTCGTCCCCTTCTATGCAATGAACTGGTCTCTGTGTTAATGTTAACGGTTTTAAATTTTTTAATACTATATCGGTAATTCCCTTAGCTTTATCATTTTTAGCAATCATTAAATCCATCATGGTAAGTTGCATTGTTTTAGTGAAATCTTGTATTGATAGCGCATTTGCACATCGTTCATTAAGAAATATATTAATATTTATATTATTATTAACCGTATTTGCATGTTGTGTATAATTAATATTAGATACGGTTGATTTCTTTAACACGTTAGACATATCCGTCAGTGTTTTTTCTAAATCAAATTTATTTGGACTATTGGATGTGTCTTTATTTATTGGAATACATTTTTTATGATGTCTCCATAATGTGGTACGACTACCAAACGTTTTATGACATGTATCGCATGGTAGTTTATGACTGGCTCGTTTCTGGCTCGTTTTTGTTTCATTTTGTTTCAAATGTAGTGTTTTGTGTTTAATGCTCTGCTCGTGCCTTTTCCAATTACCATTTTTAGACGTAGTATAGTCACAATGAGTACAGTAGTATTTCTGGCTCGTTTCTGGCTCGTTTTGTGTTTCATTTTGTTTCATATGTTAGTATGATATATTATCATATTTTTAAATATTAACAATAATAATTGTTACATAATTCTACTTACTGAGACTCCCTACATGTTGTCTGGGTTTATTATTGTATTTACTTACATAGTGTAGGTAATCGGACATTTAAAATAACGTTTTTTTCATTTTTCAAAAGTCATTTCGATACATAGATTTTTATCAAATAAAAAAGAAAATAATCGAAATGACTTTTGAAAAATGAAAAAAAGATAAAAATAATATAAATTAAAATAAATAATTAAATAAATTAAAATAAATAATTAAATTAAATAATTAAATTAAAATTAGTTTAATGATATAAAATAGATTATATCGTACTTATAATGACTAATCATTTAATTGATAAAATAATATGTGATAAGTATCAAGTTCCATTATATATGATTAAGGATGAAAATACTATCTCCTTTCGACTAGTATTTAATATACTTAATCCTAATTATGATCTAGAAAATATGATGGGGTTAAACCTGATATCTTTAATTGGTACGCTTAATCCCGATGTAGTAGAATCATTAGTCGTAGATGACTTTGATTCTACTACTACAAATATAAATTCTACTATGGTATTAGCCCATTTTGGACAAGAATTAGGGATATCACAAAAATATATTTACTCAAATATAACCATGCATAAAGAAAATAATCAGGTTGTTTTTAATTCTATTCAAAGATGTAAACCCGAATCTATAGTAATGCCAAAGAAGATTGACCCGGTACTGAATAGTAATTCTATATTAATCATAAAGTTAAATAGTAGTCATGAAGCAATCATTCAGTATGATTTTGACCTGAAATTAGAAAATGATATACCAGTTTTTATGGAAAAAATGCCTGGATTACTAATGAAAAAAATATTCATTAGACTCAAGTTATTTTTAGAAGGATTAACCTAGCATAAGTATATTAATTGGTTTTCAATTTCATTATTTGATTTGATATTATAATGCTCCCTTTTTCGGACGGCTCTATAATATCTGTAAAATATTCAGACTTATTCATGTATTTGTCCAACTGCACTAATTTATAGTTTTTATTAATACTGTAATTTTCAATGTACGTATTCCATACCGAAAGTATATTATAATATGGTAATATTATTAAACTTATAGGATAATAAACGTTGCATAATACTACCTCACATTTATAGTTGATAGAAATATAATCTAGTAAATCGTCATACCTTTCTTTTATTTTATTTAAAACCTCCATATCATCCTTTTGATGGTATCTATAATCTTCTAAGATATCATTTCCGCCAATCGATAAACATATTGTATCATGTTTATTATTTTTATTGATTTTAGACAATTGGTCATATACATCTATTATAGTAGAATTATCTCTGGCATATAAAAATGTTTTAGTGTGATGCCTTTTAATAACAGACAATACATCCTGAAATGGTAGAACATATTGCTCATTATCTAATATGCTATCTCCTAATAGATATAAATTACTATTGGATGTAAAATATTCCATGTATTGGAACTCATATGAAATGATGATAATGTACGCAATAAGTACAATACATATTACGCCGTTTAAACTTACCATCTTTATTATTATTTAGAATAAAATAAACTATATACCGAATATGGATTTAGATAATACTCATACTACCTATATAAATGTATTGGCAATTGTTCATCACGACCTGTCGAATATTAGGCCAGATAT